GAATCTGTAACTGTTTCTACTAGAATAAGCTTGTCTGCTATCTTTCCTAGTACGTTTCCATAAAGGTTGTATAGGTTTTCACCACCAGCGGCAATTCCTTGTGACAGAGCGTTTTTAATTCTGTTAGTGCGCCCCTCTATGGTTTGTCCTGATTTGCCTACTGCCATTTCAAAGCCTTGTAATCTCTCTATCAAGAAATTAAAAAGACCCTCGCTTGATGCCTTTGCTTTCTTAACGTCAGCATTGGTTATGCCTAATGAGGTTGCTAACGTAGAGCTTGCTGGTCTGATAGCACCTGTCACAATGCTTCTTAGTTCCTGTATGAGCTGATTCTGTGGCAAGCCTAATGACTTTACTGCGCTTACTCCAACTGTTGTTAGCTTTGTTATTTGGTCTATGTTCATTCCTGCGCCAATACCAGGACCTAACATTGCTCTGAACGTATCGATAAGTTCTTCTGCCGTTGCGGTTGTTGTCAATGATTGTTGTTGTAGTTGCTTCATAATATGAGTAGAAATGCCCATAGCGTCATTCCATTTAAGTTGTGCGCCATTTAATTCCATTGTACTCATTAAGATACCACTCATACCTATTTTGTTGGTTTCAACCATTTTTGAGTAGTTATACGCACCGCCAATAAGAGTATCCCATACGTTTCCTATAGCTGCGAACCCTTTATAAATAAGCAAATAACGAGCTGCTGAATAAACAACCCTCTGCATGAGAGCGTCCATTTTTTCCAGTCCGTTATTTTGCATATTTATATTGTTGTTCATTCCACCTACAGAATTTGAAAAAGACTTAGTAGCATTAGTTCCTTGCGCTATGGTATTAGTAAACTGCTGGTACTGATTTGTGATAGAGCGTAGTTCGCCAGTTGCAGAATCTATTAATGAAATTTTTAATCTTGTTTCACTTACTGGCATATTAATTACCTCCGTTTTATCTTGCTTAGATATTCTTCAATAGTTAAACTTTCCGCAATTCTTATTCTTTTTAACAAAACACTTGTTAATTTTATTCCGTATAATTCGCTAAGAGCTTTTACATCAATCCAATTAAGGCCAGTAGGTACACAACCCTCTCCAACTGATATATAGTGAAAGCAACCGCAAATTATGTTCCAAACACTAAAAAAATATATATTGTTTGGGGTTAGTTCTGGTGGTCTGTCTAGGCAAGTTTCACAATTAGTTGTTACCTTTTGTCCAGCTCTTTCTTTTATTTTTCTTGCTTCTTTACAGGTTTTACAGTATTCTGGCCGTCCGGCAATTCTCCAATGCCAGACGGAATGAAGTTTTTTATGTCACCCTCCTCAACGGTAGATGTTGCGTTCAATGTTCTTTGCACAACCTCTGCCATTGTTGCAGGAGTTATTTGCGTTATGTCAATTTCAGGATAAATTTTTTGAAAAACGTATCTTGAAATGTTGTTGCCTATTTTCCCCGGCATTATATTCCCATCTTCGTTTTTCATGCTTGCGTCTTTGTTTAAATTACCAGTATATTCTTGAAAAGCTTCGTACTCGTTTATGTTCATTGGTCTAATCTGAATTTGTTGTTTTCCCATTTTATGTTTCCTCCCATAAATAAAGGGCAGTTTTTACGCTGCCCTTGATAGATTATTCAGCAGCAAAAGCATAACTTGCTACATCATTAGTTAAAACGAACTTAACGCAATGACCGTCTGAATTATTCCCATAATAAGCATTGTAAGAAAGCTGTTGTGTTATACCAGCCTGACCGTCAATGCTAGGGGAAGTAATTGCAAACTTTAATTCAGGAATAGCTACTTGCAAAGAGCTTGTTCCCTTAGTTGCTTCTAATGCGATAGCTACCTCTGTGGAATTTTTAGCTTTTTCCAGATAAGTCATATCATCAAAGAACGCTGTCATACTTCCGCTAGGTTTGATAATTCCCTCGTTCAAACGGCTACGATACCCATTGTCGCCAATAGCATATCCGTTTGTGTCAAGTCCAAAATCAATATCTAGCTTTAATTCTGTAGCAATAGCAACTGCCGTTCCGTCTACTGTCAAAGAGCTAATCTGAAAAGGATTTACTCTGTTTAAAGTGACTTCGCTTGCTACTTCGGCACCGCCTAAAATTGCAGTTGCATTTTCTTCTTTGCAACCGCTAACACTAATGGTAGATATCAATTCGCTATCCCCACCAAAGGAAAAGCTCATTTTGCTTACCTTGCAACCATTAGTACGTAAGAATACTCCTTGTGCTTCTGATACTTTTTCAATAATTGCACTAGGTTGTGTGTTGCCTGGCATAAATGTATGCGTGTAAGTTCCCATACCAGTATTTTCTACAGTGGTAGGACTTCCAAAAGCAAAAGCTAACCACCAGCCAAAAGCATTGAAATCAAGAGGTACTGTAATATCCCCGCTTGCATCAATGTTTCCGTAAATAGCTTCTGTTGCATCACGTTTGCCTGTCATAGTAGAGGAATCGGTAGTATTCTGGCTTGCTGATAGTCCGTTACTATTAAAAGGTAAAGATTTTACCAGTCCTGTAAAAGTAGTAGGGTCAACCTTAAAACTCTTTTCAGGGCAAAGTAATAGTTTTGTGTATGTACCAATAACTTGGCTCATTCATTAATCACTCCTTTTTTAAAATTCTTCTTCTGTTGCGGTATTTATGGTCTGAATCATTCTCCATGTGCAAACCATTGTTGCCGCCCAATGAGAACCGTCAGGTTCTATTGCGCCTAACATATTTACTTCACACTTGCGTAACGGATTTGCACCGTCATTTCTTTTGTTCAGTTCCTTTTGAATAAGTGTTACCAGTTTTCCTAAAACATCATATCCGTCATACATCTTTATGTTTTCGGAATAATCAGCAAAGAAAGTGTTGCTTTCGCTACCAATACCCACAACTATTGTTGACGTATATTCAGCGTACCCCAAAAGCCCCTCTGTCTTTTCCATACCCCTAATTACAAGGTACGGTGTTTCGTCTACGCTAGGTATTGTCTTTCTTAAAACTTCTCCTGCGTAAATCTTTAATTCCTTTTGGAATTGTTCTTGACAGAAAGATTTAATGTTTGTGTTGTTGTCGATATAATGTGCTAGTTGTAAAGCTATTTCGGCTAAATTCTTTTGTAGTAACATTATCCATACACCTTATACTTTCTCCGCTTTACTTGTTTCTCTCCAAAATCTGCCGTTTCTTGCAGATAGGAATTTAATTTATCTTCAACATAACTAGGTATCTGCTTTTCAACTACGTTCGCCATTGGTTCAAAGACAGGTCTTTCAGGAACATTCAATACTTCTGTGTTCTTGCTTAACGGATAGCCTACCGCTGCCCAATATTTACGCATATTAGATGTTACTTCTCGTAACATTCCATACTCTTGTATTTTTCCGTATGCGGCAGCGGCTTTAGAAGTCCACCCTATATTTACGCTTCCGTTAGAATACTCATAGCCTACGGCATTTACCATTGCACCATACCAAGCGTGTTTAGCTGTTTCGCTTAATGCTTTACGTATCTTGTACGGTATGCGTTCTTCAAAAGGTTGTCCTCCAGGCGCACCTGATTTTATTCCCGCCTTTGTTTCTTTCTGCACGAACCAACCTACGGATTTGCTTACGGCTCTAAGATATTTGGCATTTGTCTGCAAAAGCTTTACAAGATTTGGCTCTATGCTATCCCTTACATCTATATCAATTACCATGTTTATCTACCAAAAGCCTTTCCGCTTCTCATGGCTTCTACTAGCCAATGACCGCCAGCTTTATCATAATTAGCAATTCTTGATACATTGTAGGTTTCATTGTTATATACAATATGGTCGCCCTCTGTGGGGTTCGCAACATCAGTATCTAACACGCTGAAAACTGCTATGTTTGCTAATCTTGCTTCTTCAATGGTTGTAGCAGCATTGTTCCAGTCGGTTCTGGAGAGAGTCGGCCCTATCTCGACAAGAGCCGTTATCTCCACTCCGTTGTAGGTAATCGTTTCAGCAACCCTATCAGTTGAAAAGCACGATTTTTTTACAATTTCTCTTTGTGCTGAAATCATGCTCATAATTAATCACCTACTAATTGATTTTTACCATTATGGTGGTATCGTCAGCAGTCGCTGCACTCCATGCCACTCCTGCAAGTGTATTACTAGTAGATGTAGCCGTAATATCTCCATTGGTATCAAGATAAACCGCAACTCCTTGTGCAATAGCTTCACTTGCTTTTTTAGCAATTTCAAATACCCCCTCGCACTCCAAAGTAACTAAATTTCCGTTAGCGTTTGTAGGCAAGGTAACATTCGGAATACCAATTACAGTACCAACTACAATGGGTACATTAGCGGTAACTGCTTCCGTTGTTTTATAATCCATGAATAAACCAGCTCTAGTTTTCATATTTTCTATTCCTCCTTATTAGGCATTGGGGTTCTTTACAAAACCCTTGTAAGACAACATTGTGAAACCAAAATCTTCGTACAGTTGATAAGCAACTCCCAAGGTTTCGGACGGATATACAACTCTCATGGTAGGCTCTTGCTTGCCGTTTAATGTAGTGTATTCAATGCCAGGTGCCATGTTGGGTGCTGCCGCTAAGTAATAAGCTGCTTCGGAATGGTCGTCCAGATAAGGACTAGATACCAAGGTCAGTTTATTGTTCCAAGGGTTACGCACATTGGCATTGTTGGAAGCAGGATCAGCAGTAGAATTTAACAGTTCTTCTGCTTCGGTTTCAATAGCAGCAGGAACAATTAAGAACTTAGGTGCAATAGCGATATATCCGTTGCCGCTTAAATCTTTCTGCTTACGCATTAATTTCCGGCCCTCGGATAAACCTTTTACTGTCAATGTCTTTGTGGTAGAAACTAAATTTTTGTGTGCGGAAGAATAATTAGCGTCTAAGGTTAAAAGGTTATAGAACATAATCTCTTTTAGTCTTTGGAAGCCACCAGCGGTCAAACCAATAATTCTAGTTAATTCGCCCAAGTTGTCATTAACAAAAATTTCTCTGGTAAACTTAATCCCCTTACCATAGGTATGTAATGAGGTGCTTACTTGTCCATCTGTTTCGTCTAAGTAAGTGAACTCTCCGCTTTCAGCACTCATTTGTACAGGCAACCCGCCTAAACCAATTTCTACTTTATGGTTAGGTTTGAAGTCTGTATTTACTCCTACAGAACATAAAGCCTTGTAAGTGATAGGTGCTTCTGCATAAGCGTTCATCATAGCCTTATGCATTACATCTGCGGAAATTCCCCAAAATTGGGAACTGCCCATAGCTCTGGTGCAAAGCTTATCGAACATTTCGGAATTATCAAGATAGCGTGTACCTTTTTCTCCACCACGTTCTAAACATTCGTCAGCTAAAGCTCTTAGGCTCATTCCAGTAAATTTGTTGCCCTCTTTAGCTTCACTAACTCCACAACGGAAAGCCATACCATCGGCGGCAAATTCTCTGAATTTATCGGCTTCGTCTTTAGTAACGCTTGCTTTTAAAGGCTTGTTGCGTTCTGCCAATACATCAAGAATTTCACCTCTTACTTTGTCTACTGTCATTTCGTTGTCAGCAATATACTTGTCGCTTTCAATTTCATACTTCCTGCATAAATCTGTAATACCTTGCACTCTTGCACGTTCTTTTGTTACTGCGTCCTCTGCCGCCTTTTGAATTTCCAAAGCTCTAGCTTTTTCGTCAACAATAGGTGTAGGGATTTTCTTTTCTTCTGCCATATTTTCCAACTCCTTTTCTGCCATAGGCACTTCTATTTCTTTTTGATTTATTTTCAACGCTCTGCCAACTCCTACATCAGAATCAGCAGGCAGTGAAACCAGTGATATTTCTATTAATTCCCAATTGGTAATTACGTCACATTCTCCCTCGTAGCCGTTCCAACTTTCTCCTGGGGCAACATACATTGTCTTTGTGGGGCGGCATCTAATACTCGTTCCTTTGAGAGAGCCTCTTTGAACTTTGTCATACATAATCTGTGATTTTTCGTCTTTGTCAAAAGTAACTTT